CGCGCGTTCGATGACGACGATCGCGCGGAACTTCTATCGTGGCTCGACACGACTGCGAGTTTGGAGTGAGCAACAACCGAAAAACAGTTACCGACTTACGACGCGCGGGTTACGTCGTGGAGAAAACAGGTGGGAGCCACCTGAGTATCCGCCATCCAACCCGACCGGGCACGGTGTTCGCAAGTTCGACGCCCAGCGACATCAGGTCCATGAGGAACGTGAAGGCCAAACTAAAACGCACGTTCGGAACACAGGAGTGAGAAACCTATGTATAAAACTTACAAGGCAACCGTCGAATTCAACGTGCAGATCAGGGACAACGGCCTGATCGTGCAGAACCCTGAGAGTGTGAGTGCCGCCGTGCGTCACTTCATGCGCACGCTGACGCCGGTGGGCTGGCGCCGCAACGGCATGCTGGTGGAGGTGGGTACCATCCATGCCGTCGTTGAAGAGAAGGAGACGGTGGGATGCTGAGAGCGCACACTGTCAAAGGGCGTCTCGGCCACCTCATCCAAACTGAACTGGATAATCGTAAGTGGGTTGTAGGTGATCTCGCGGAAGCATTGGGACTGCCCCGCAAATCCACCACGCCGTACGGTTGGCTGGCAGGCAGGAGCGCACCACCCAATACGATGCGGTCCAAGCTGGCTGAAGTGTTGGGCGTGCCTGAGAAGAAACTGTTGCAGCGCAAGCCCAATGGCAAAGCGCCAGCGCATGTGACGGCACCGATAGAACCTAGTCCGTTCCCACCCGTCGTGCTGTCGTTCGAAGTCAACACCGCCGGCACCGCCACGATCAAGCTGGAGGCTACGCTGTCTGTCGAAGACGCGTTGCCCTTGCTGCGCACGCTGATTGGTGCGGGCGTGCTGGTGAATACCAAGGAGGCAGTGAGCGATGAGTGAGGCAACAGTCGAGACGCGCACGCGTATGACGGTGGACGAGATGATCCACAAATACGTGGCGATACGCGATCGCAAGAAGGCGATCGAGGAGCAGCAGAAGGCAGCACTCCAGCCCTATAACGAGATCCTATCAAAGCTCGAAGGTTATATGCTGGAGGCTATGAATACGACGGGACTAAATTCCATGAAGTCACCGCATGGCACGGCGTATCGAACCGTGCGCACGTCGGCCAAGGTGATCGACTGGGTAGAGACCCTGACCTACATACGGGAGCATAACGCATGGGACCTGCTTGAGGCGCGCGTGTCCAAGCTCGCGGCGCAGGAACTGATAAAGGAAACGAAACTTCCCATTCCTGGGGTTGAAACCTCCAGCGAAATCGTGGTCAATGTCAGAAGGGCCTCGGCCGGCACATCCGAATAACTTATACACAGGAGTGAGCAAATGAGTGGTAATCTCGTGACCCTTGGCGCACAACCGGCGCACCTCGCTAAATCTGGTAGTGGACTGAACCTCAACGCCGCCGCCCGTGCTAATCTGCAGGCGTCGTTCGCGGTTTTGAAAATACGCGGCAAGGCATGGCGCGTCCGCTACCGTGGCGAGGAGACGCTGATCACTGCGTCCGCCGGCACCGGACATGACGGACGCCCGCTGCCCGAGGCACCGGTGCAGCACATCAACGTCATCGTTGTAGGCGTCGCATCCGCGATCAGCAAGCGGTGGTATGCGCAGGGCTTCTCCGACGGCGACAGCAAGGCACCGGATTGCTTCTCGGTCAACGGGGTATCACCCGATCCGGCGAGTGCGCTGAAGCAGAGCGCGTTCTGCGCGACATGCGAGAAGAACATCTGGGGGTCAGCCACCACCGACAACGGCAAGAAGGCCAAGGCGTGCCGTGACGGACGCCGCATCGCGGTGGTGCCCGCAGGCGACGTGGATAACGAGATCTTCGGCGGGCCGATGCTGCTGGACATCCCGCCCACCTCGCTGGCCAACCTGGAACAATACGCCAGCTTCCTGGTGCGCAAGAACGCCGACATGTCACAGGTGATCACGCAGATCGGTTTCGATCCGGTGCCGACGCATCAGCGGCTGACCTTCACCAGCGTCGGCTGGGTGGAGGACCCGGCTGAGTACGAAGCCGTGGTCGAGACGGCGAAGTCGGATCTGGTCGGTCGCATGCTGGACGCGATGGTGGAAGACGTAACGTCGGAACCTGCCGCCGCCCTGGCGGGAGCCAAACCGGCGCACCTGCGCGCGTCGCCTCTCAAGGTGGTGCAGAACGACGCGCCCGACGAACCCGACGAGCCGGTGGATGTGCCCAAGCCAACACCGCCCCCGCCGCCTGTGCCGCCCGCTGAAGCACCTCCCCCACCGGCTGCGGCCAAGGCCGCGTCGCCGTTCGCGCGGCGCGCAGCACCCGCCCAGGTGGCGCCGCCGGGTGGTGTGGATGCGCCGGTGATGCAGACCGCCAAGAAGACGGTGGCACCCACCGTGGTGCAGGGCGCACCCGCGTCGCTGGAAGACGAGATCGATAACCTGCTCGCCGGGAATTAACCGTTGACCAGACGGGGCATGGTTGCCGCCATGCCCCGCCTCTCATTTGGAGGAACAGGTCAACATGGAAACGAGAAGCTTCCTGACGCGGATCGTCCCCGCGCAGGGTAATTATCTCACGATCACCTGGAAAAGCCCAGCCCATGGTTGGGCTGTTCGTAGTTATAAACTATCACAAACCAATCAGATTGATGAAGCTTGTGGGACATTGCGATGGGCAACCAGCAAGGGCGCTGACTGTTATTTCGCAATCGCTGCGTTCAACGTAGCTGAGGTCGCCACTACCCTGAAGGGTGCGCAGATCATCAAGGCCAAGCGCGAGCAGGCCAATGTTCATCTTATTCGCACCTTGGTCATGGACGCCGACGTCAAGCGCGACGGCGACAAGAAGGACCCCAAGAGCTGCTTCGCCAGCCAGCGCGACGCGGTGAAGTGGCTGTGGGAATTCTGCAAGGCGACCGGCATACCCCGGCCGAACCTGGGGGTGAACTCTGGCTACGGCCTGCACTGGTACTGGGTGCTGGAAGACGCCGTCAGCTTAAGCACATGGCAACCCATGGCCGACGCACTGAAGTCGGCCATGCTGGCGCACGGTTGGGTGGGTGACACGTCGCCCACGGTCGACGGCGCAAGGATATTACGCCCGCCCAACACGGTGAACATGAAGTCGGGCACGCCGGTGCCCGTGCAGGTCATCCCCGGTTTCACCGCCGCCGACTACGCCAATAACGTAATGTCCGATGCGCTCGCCCCCTGGCTGAACGTCCAGGCCAAGGCCACCGGCACGCGTGGTGCGAGCGCGACCGTCACGTCCATGCTCGGGCCACGGCCGAGCCACATTACGCCCGGCGTAAAGCTCAACCCGGCAGCCCAGGCGGGTCTGGAAAGCCGGTTCAGCTTCGCCGAGATCATCAAGCATTGCGGGCAGGCCAAGCTGTCGGTGGACAGCCGGGGCCTGGGCGCGCCGTACCAGGTCTGGTACTTAGGCGACATCAGCCTCGCCGTGTTCACCAACGACGGCAAAGATTTCATCCACGAGTTCAGCGACGGTGACCCTCGGTATACGTTTGAGCAGACCGAGGCTGCCTATGCTCGCGCCGCCGCCGAGCGCGACGCCAAGGGCCACGGCGCACCCACCTGCAAGCACTACAACGACCATCGTCCCGGGGTGTGCGGTGCCTGCCCGCACAATGGCAAGATCAACTCGCCGCTGGGACTGGGCGCGGGGCGCGACGACCTGCCCTACGGTTACCGGCGCGGCACCGGCCGGCTGGAGCGGCTCGACGGCAAGGGCAAGGACGCCGAGTGGGTGACCCTGGTGGCGGGCAACGTGTCCAAGCCCCGGCTCGACCAGCTCAGCACGGGCGGCCACCAGGTCACCTTCGAGTATGAGTTGGCGGGCAAGACCTATCCGGTTTCGGCAAAGGACATCGAGATGGGCCACCAGATGCCCATCAGTTATTTTACACGTCAAGGAATGGCAGTGACGCGCCACACTGCGCCGCTGTTTGGAGATTTTGTCATGGCGTGGATATCTCAGCTCCGTGTGCAGCAGGTCACCCGCCACGACGTGGTGCGCTCGTTCGGCTGGAACTTCGACGAGAAGGGCAACCGCACCGGGCTGGCGATCGCCGGCACCCTGTATAAGGTGGACGGCAGCGAGGACGCGGTGGCCGGGGGCGATCCCAGGGTGGCTTCGATGTACCGGCCCGCCGGGGATATCTCCCACTGGCGCAAGGCTTCGTCGCTGTTCGAGAACGGGCGCCCCGACCTGCAGGCGATGGTCGCCGCCAGCTTCGGCGCGCCCCTGATATCCCTCTGCGGGGATGTCAGGGGCATGAGCATGAACTTCTGGTCGACCGAGAGCGGCATCGGCAAGTCGACCGCGATCAAGGTGGGGCAGAGCGTATGGGGCGAGCCGAAGGCCATGCAGTCGATGCAGGACACCCCCAACGCGGTGATGAAAAGCCTGAGCGAGCCGCGCGTGCTGCCTCGGTACTGGGACGAGCTGCGCGTCCGCAAGGATAACCAGGACGCCTTCGTGGAGATGATCTTCATCATCCCGCAGGGCAAGGAGAAGGCCCGCATGCAGGCGGATACCACGCTGCGGGAGGTGGGCGAGTGGGAGACTATGCTGGTGTTCACCTCGAACCGGTCGTGCCAGGATTATTTATTGGCGCGCGACGACGGCACCGACAGCGGCTTGGCCAGACTATTAGAAGTCGAGATGCACAAGATCGTCACCCCGTTCGATCCGCTGGTGGGCCAGCATATTAAGTTATGCGAAACCAACTACGGTCATGCCGGCCGGGTGTTCGCCAAGTACATCGCCACCAACCTCGCAGACGTGCAGGCGCAGCTGGCCAAGGTCATGAAGGCGTTCTCGGACAAGCATGACATGCAGCGCGACGAGCGGTTCTCGGCCACCGCGATCACCTGCATCCTGGTCGGCGCGTCGATCGCCAAGACCCTGGGGCTGTTTAATTTTGACGTGAAGGGGATCCAGGATGTGCTGGTGCGCGCGTTCCAGACTCAGCGTTCGCAGCGATCCAGCAAGACGATCCTCTCCGACACCGGCGGCTTCGACCTGGAGGAAGTGATCGCCCAGTTCTGCTACGCGCAGGCGGATTACCGGGTGCACACCAGCGCGTTCTCGGGTCCCGGCGTCGGCCACATAAGGGTGTTCGCCGCGCCGCGTAACAACGTGGTGCGCCTGCAGATCTCGGAAGCGCAGAAGATGCTGCGCATCGATCGCAAGTCGTTCGCCGAGTGGATGCGCGACCACAACCGCCCCAGCATGACCATCGTCAAGGAGATGGTGGAGAAGCTGGGTGCCAGGGAGCATCGCAAGTCGATCGGCGGCGGCTCGGGCATGGGCACGTCGATACCGACCTGGGTGGTGGACGTACCCTTGGTTGGTAAACTCAGTGAGCTGTTACGCGGCGACGTGGACGACAGCGATGATATAGGATCATCCGGTGGACTGAAGAAAAATCCAGCAAAGGCAGCGCGCGATGCAGCAGATTGATCTTACTCCCGGACTAACGGATGAGGCAGCTCGAAAGCAGCACGATTACGCCGAGAAGCGAAAGGCATACACCCAGATGTGCCTGGAGAAATTCGAGGCATGGCAGGACGAAGTGAAAGGCAATCAGCATGAGCAGGAAGAACCGACCGCACGCCCGCTGCGGACCAGTCCGTACTCATCCACATATTCCGAAATTGGCATTCAGACGGTTCCTCCAACAAAGGGCGATGGCTGATCAGCGCGGCATCGAGTGGGAGCTGACAGCGGATGAATGGTGGGGTTGGTGGTGTGTAGGTAACCGTTGGGAGCATCGCGGCCGTCGTCAGCATGGGTTCGTCATGGCGCGCTTCGGTGACAAGGGTCCTTACCGTCTCGACAACATCTTCTGCTCGACGTTGTCGCGCAACATGCAGGAGACCGGGATGCCAGTCACTACGCCGAAGGGGAGGTTCCTCACTGCGGCACTGGCAGCAATCGCGTTCAAGGTTAAGATCAAGACGGCGTCCGACTACGCATCGAAAGAGAAGTATGGGTGGGCCTACGAGCGATGAGTGAACTTC